TTAATCTTACGCCTTCAATCTTGGCTGCTACTTGTCTTCCGCTTATGCGTACTGAAGTAGGATTAGCCATTGAATATGGGCCATAGTTATATTCTGTTGAATTAGGATAAAACTTGGTGCTAAACCGAACCTGAACATCACCCGCAGTCTTTTCATCAGGAACTAATCCTGTCAGACTCATGGTTCTGTCTCCATTTCCTAGTTCTACTGGTCCTGACTCAGCAAATAGTGTTTGCCCATCATAAGCAAAACCAACTTCATGCTCATAGATGTAGCCATCTGTAGAAACCATAAGTGGAGTATTAAAGATTCCACGATCTGTCCCACACGTACGTGCTAACGTACCAATTGCCCAATGATTCTCACGATAATTGTAAGAAACGTAAGAATCTACTTCATTAGATGCAGAACTTGGGTAAAACCACCAAATCTCGCCATAAGTAGAGTTATGCACACAGTAAACCTTAGAAGCTTGAGTAGTGTTCATGTTACTAAACACGTAATCTGATACATCTGAATTTAATGGCTTTACAAAACCATCGTATATCCAGAATCCCGATCCAGACATCCAAATACAAGCATTATCAGTAGCGGCTACTGCTTGCTTAGAAATAACGCCACAACCACTACCTACACGCTCAAAGCTATAAATGAAGGGAGGACCAATATAAGTGGCAGTATGTACATCCACATCAGTAAACAGAATAGTAGCGCCACGAACCCGTTTAGCGCACATTAAAGAGCCAATAGTGGTTAACTCAAAGTCACCAGCTTGGTTAGTAGCGGCAGGAGTCCATGTTGTATTGTTTTCTTGGTCACACCATTGCACTTTGCGAGGATTACCACCCGCACCCAATGCAAATAAGAATCGTTCTTGAGTAACAATAAGACCTGTACAGCTAGTTGGTGCGTTAGTTATGGCAGCCGCATCATTAGCGACATTTAATTGCCATTCAAGCAACTTTCCATCCTTAGATGAACAGGCAACTAAATACTCACCAAAAGTATCCAAACTCCAAGTAGTAGCGGTGGTATATGAGCCTAAATCTGGTCTAGCAACACCATAAGCTGATGTTCCATAAATTCCATAGCCATATCCAAGTTTTAATATTGCATCTGGATCACCAACAGTAAATGTTGCAGGAGTGATGTCAGTTAAAGTACCAGCTTCATTCATTGCATAAAGCTTTGAATGCGTACCAATTGCGATACGTCTATTGTTGCCATTGTCTCGCCAGTTAATCAACCCACGAGCCATTCCTGTTAATTGAGAGGTAGAACGCTTCCTCCATCCACCAACAGGGCGAATAGTACCTTCGTACCAACGCACTAAATTTGATGCGTTCCAACGGCCTTTAGACTGATATTCAGTCCCGTTTTTGTATACGCCTGGAGGAATTTTTAGTGGAATGTAAGCCATATCTGCATTCTATAGCGTAGGTAGGTTGGACACAAACGTCATTGTAGCAATGGCTGATGGCACTGCTGGTCTTGTGGGGCTGGCGCTTGTCCCAAAATGCTCAATACTTACACCAGTATTTTCAGTTCTCCACATAATTTCAATGTAATCGTTTGAATTCATACTTACAAAAAAATTCAATGAAGCAATGATATGGCTAGGGTCGCCAGTACCTTTTCTTGCTACCAAGTGAAATCTGCTGTTTGAGTTGTCAATGTTTGTGCCATTTTTTCGAAACCAAATATCCACATCTTGACCATCGTTTGTGGTGTTTTTTAGTTGAATGGAAAACTGCAAATTCCAAATTCCATAATCAGCTACAGTAATTCTAGATCCACTAGCTATTGTCACACCATTACTAAAGTCTGTAGTATTGAATGTAACGGCATAAGCAGTTGTGGTATTGGCGGCAACTTGGTCTGTAGAGTCTTGAAAAGCCCCATGAGGATTATTCAAGTATTTGCCACCCAATGGACCAATAACAGACTGTATTGAGTTAACCAACTTAGTAAAAAACAACCTCAATAGTCCATTATTTTGATTTTGGACATTTTGAGAATAGACAATTCCTGATGTACCTAAAGAGGGTATAGCAGGAATATCTAATTGTTGTTTTACATTAGCCATTACTTCTTAAGCCATGTTTGCCAAATAGCACCTGCGGCAATGACTAATCCACCAATCCACAAAACTGGTTGAGCAATAGATGCTATCCAGTTAAGAACCTTTACAGCACCCTTGGCAGCGTCAATAGCGCCTACCAAGTCTTTGGTATTCTTGTCTATCTCATCTACTTTTTGCTCAACAGCAAGAAGTCTTTCGTAGATCTGTTCGTGGGTGACTTGTTCTTTCATGGCGCATTAATCCAAACAATTTATTAAGTTGTAAGAGAATATTTTGTCATTAAATCAAATGCTTCTTCTGGAGTTATATCTTGAGAAGCAACATCATTAACACCATCGCCATCACGAATAGCATGAACACAACAAAATACTGTATTAGGCTCTAATGCAGTAAATTGATGTTTAACCCCTTTTGGAGTAACAATTAAATGTGGGGCTTTGTATTCTTGTTCGCCATTGTCATGCACCATTTTAACTGCGCCAGACGATAGCAATGTAATGTGGTCAAATGTATGAGCGTGACCTTGATGGGTATCACCAACACGCACAAAATGATGTATTTTTACAAACACATTATCTACAATTTTTATATCAGTCAATGGATTATTAAACACGGGAAACTCCAATTGCTGCACCACCTACGGGCGCTTTAGGATCAAACCATCTACAAGTTTCTTCGTTTAACTCCCATACATCACCATTTGCAAATGCAGGTGGCATTGGAGCAATAAACGCATTACGAGTTACATCGTATGTATGACCTATTACAGCATAATTTTTTCTAATGTTGCCGTTATAGCTTGTCTGCTTCCAAATTGTTTCAGAACCAAATAAAGATTTTAGAAAATCAATACCAGTTTGTTCTTGTTCATTACCTTGTTCATCTTTAATCATGTCATTAGCAACGACTAAAACACGTAGAACAATATTGTCAGTATTTAATTCAGCAAAGTGAGCCATTATTGAAATCTCCATTTGATTACAACAATGCCAGATCCACCAGAGCCACCAGTAGCGTTTTGAGAACCGCCACCGCCACCGCCTGTATTTGCTGTCCCGTTAGAACCATTGCCATTATTTCCAGCTTTAGTTCCATTGCCACCGCCACCCGAACCACCAACTGCACCATTAGAATTATTACCGCCACCGCCACCACCGCCAGCGTAATCAACTGAAGAACCAGTTATTGAAGAACTTGCACCAGAGCCACCATTACCAACAGTTACAAATGAACCATTAGTTCCAGCACTACCTTTTCCACCACCACCGCCAGCATTGCGAGTATAAATATAGCTTGGATATCCAGTTGTATTGTAAAATCCATCTCCACCAGAATTTCCTTCACCAGACACTCCTGTGCCAGGGTCAAAACTATTATTAGTTCCTTGAGAGCCTCCACCAGAACCGCCATTCCCACCATTTCCATTAGCGCCACCACCTTGGCTTCCACCACCGCCACCTCCAGTAGTAGAAACTGAATTAAATGATGAGGCTGACCCTGAGCCACCTCTCTGACTGTCTCCACTAGTGCTTCCACCGCCACCACCACCTACAGTAACTGTATAAGAAGTAGCAGTTACCGAGGATGATGATGATGTTTTCATTCCACCAGCACCGCCGCCACCACCAGCGCCACCACCGCCACCTGCACCACCAGCCACTATTAAATATTGAACTATAGAGCCTTCAGTTTCGTTACCGCCAAGTTTATTAACAGTAAACGAGCCAGTTCCATTGAAGGAAGCAATTTTGTAATCACCAGATGTCGTAACAGTTGCCCCAGACGTTGAAACGTCCATATACGGGTTTCCAAACGACCTCTGGTTTTGAAAAAGAGCTTGTAAAGCACCACTCATGTCAATCCACTCCCTGAAATAAGCCAGTTGGTAGAAGTAATCTTTATTGCTGTTGCTGAACCATACTGAGCAAGACTACGTGAGCCTGTAGTACCAGCAGGACTTAAATACATCGTGTCAGTAGTAATTGCAATTGTTACCACTTGGCTTGTCATGTTGACAAATGTAATTGCAGTTCCAATTGGATATGCAACAGAACCATTGTCAGGAATTGTGTATGTCCTTGCATTGGCATCACCTGATGGGTGAAATATGTGCTTGCCAGAATCAGCCAAAACTAATGTGTATGCAGCACTTTGGCTATTCTGAGGAATATTTCTAAAGCCAACAGCATCTGTTCCATCTACTGTGCAATTGCTTAATGTTCCGCTTGTAGGTGTTCCAAGAATAGGAGTTACTAAAGTAGGACTTGTTGCAAATACGTTAGCACCACTACCAGTTTCATCTGTTAAAGTAGCCGCTAAATTTGCACTTGATGGAGTTGCAAGAAATGTAGCTACACCAGTACCAAGACCTGATACACCAGTAGCAATAGGAAGGCCAGTAGCATTTGTAAGAGTTACAGATGTTGGTGTTCCAAGAACTGGCGTTACAAGAGTAGGGCTTGTAGATAAAACATTGTTTCCAGAACCAGTACTAGTACCAACACCAGTACCACCTTTGGTTACTTTAAGTAATGGGCCAGCATCAAACAACGCATCAATAGAGTCCAGATCAGTATTGATCTTTGTACCCCATGAATCTGTTGATGCGCCTACTTCTGGCTTAGTTAAGCCTAGATTTGTGGTGGTTGTATCTGCCATGTTTTACCCCTAATAGTCTGAACTTTATACAGAAACTGTTGTCCATATTTCGGACACATCTGATTCTGTTTCCCATTTTTTTCTAGCATTAATCACAACACTAGAAGTATCAACAATTATTGCTTCACAATTACGTTTTCGGTTGTATTGAATATCTAAAATACTTGATGCAATGAAGGCAACATTGCCAACAGCATCCAATCCACCTGCAACAGTCATTACAGATATGTCAACTATTACAATATGTGCATTAGAAATCTTTACTGCAGCTACAGATGCTGTGCTAGTTGAGCTTATCTCAAACTGAGCGTCTTTTATTTTGTCACCAGCAACAACTACAGTAGAGGCAGAAGCAATTGCAAGCGCACCTAAGTACGCTCCATAGGAGTATCTACCCCCACTATAATCACCACGCCCGTAAGCAGCCATATTAGCTCAATGTGATAGACAAACTAGAAGCAGGAATGCGGAAAATGTCTCCCTCATTGATTGCTTTGGAGACTGTCAATGGAGCCCATGCAAGCAAAGTTCCACCAGTTGAAGCAGTATAAATACCTGCCCAACCAATTGTTCCCCAATTACCACCAGAGGCAGCAGCAAACTCAATTGCTGCAGCATTTGTAAATGTTGTTGCAGTACCGCTACCAGAGATGGTTCCAGCAGATACACGGGCATAACCACTACCAGATACTTCTGTACCGCCACCAGTATCACTAGGGGCAGCAGTAAATAATCCTACAAACCATGCGGTAGGACGAGTAACAGAACCTGTATTAAACAAGTACGTTAGTGCAAGATTTTCTGTGTAGTCTGTAAATGATGACATTTTTTATCCCAAAGTACGGGCACGAACAAGTGGAGTTGAAGAAACAGACGCCCTTTCATCTGCTACCTCAATGTCGCCCAAGGAGTTGACATACATCTGACTCCATACTGGTAGACGTTCATCGTCTTTCAAATATGGTGTAGCCTCTATTAGCGCACCATATAGGTACAAGTCTGGGGCATAAGCTAAAAGCCAGTTGCTTGTGTTTGAATCACTCAACGCAGGAATCTTAGCATAATATGTAAGTTCTGCGCTATATGTTGTATCTGGAGTAGGAATAAATTCTAACTGAGAACCAGTAATTGTGTAATAAGCTGGCGTTCCAACAGTAGTATATCTAGTAGCTTTTAACTCATCCCCTTGAGCTTCAGTTACAAACTTAAGCCTTGTTATAGGATTTGTGTTTAATTGAAACTCTTTGGCCTCTAGCCAATCAGCAGGGTAGGCAAAGAATGCGGTTTCAATCTGACCTTCAGCCCTAGTAACCATTTGCCTAACACGCAACTTGCGGTTAAATTTGGCTTCTGCAATAGTGATAAAGCTAGGAATAATAGCCGTCAGGTCATCCCGATTGAGATAATCCGCTATTGTTGCTTTAAGCCCTGCAAAAGTATTAAGTGCCATTTTCTACATCCCTACACATTAGTGTGTGTTCATGTTTGTATTCAAATGTGCCAATATGATGGATCTGTTTAGAAAGATCCTGGTCAACATAAGTTTTATGCCCATTTTGAGCGGCTCTACGGCAAAACCATACATCTTCACCAATATAGTCTTCCGCAGCGGGAACCCAAGGGATAGCAAACCAAGGATATTCCATAGATT